AAAAAAATTAAGTCAACGACAATTATATCAATTGAAACATCAGCTAATTCAATTAAAGACACAGCAATACTATTTAGCAGATAGTGTTAGTTAGACGCTATTTACAAAAAAGAACCAAGGAAGTTTTTTTAGAGATTCAATTGAAAGTTAGGCTAATTATTTAGTACTACCAAGAGGTTATATGAACGGAAGCAACGATATTGAATTTAAAGAACCGAGAAAATCAACCTTACCAGCGGCCGCCCTCATTTCGGACGAAGACTTAGAGGTAATTATTAAAGAAAAAAAGCCTTACCTTGACTTTAGAAATAAGAATCATTTATATCATTTGATTCAGAATTACTGGGATATTGCTGAAAGTGTTAGAGAAATACCTGATTCTCCATTATGGGGTATCTTGGAGACATTGGATTTTTATATTGAAAAGGCTAACTTAAGTAAACAGCAATTACTTATTATTAGAGATAAGAAGTTAAGAATTCCTAATAAGGATATTGCAAAACATTTGATGGATGAACTTGGAATTTACCATCAGGAAAACTATGTGAGTACTATTTGGAATAAGAGCTTAAAGTTGATAGCGGCCGCTGCAGAATTGAATTATGATGAATTTTTGAGTAAGGATTATGATAAAGCTTGGAAAAATTGTATTAGATGCGGCAAGGAATTTTTAAGAGATGAACGAAACTTCATTAGAAAATCAAAAGCTTCTGATGGACTTTCTAATATTTGTAAGTGCTGTGAGAAAAAAAGTAGAAATAGGAGTTGAGATAATGGATAGATAGATTAATAAACTTTTGAAATATTTTAAAGAATTTAATTTAGTTGATATTCTCGCTTTTGGAAATATCCTTGGAGTTGAAGAACAAGAAAAGTTTGAGGATTATATTACTGAAATTCTTGATGCGTTTCAGAAAGAAGACAAATTAAAACGTAGAGCTTTTCTTAAAACTGCAAAAGATGTGGCGGCCGCCAACAAAGATATTTTAAAAGGATTGGCCAAGGAGGAGGGGGCTACCAAAAAATAATGGTAGCCTTAAGGTACTCTATTTTTTAACTTATCTTTCGACTTGCGGCCGAGTGAAAAAGAGGTGATATAAAATGGCAAAGAAAATTTGTTAGCGTTGTGGACAGGAAAAAACTTTAGCTAATTATATAGCAAGTAATTCAATTATTCACGGCGGTTCATTACCAATTTGCCGCCAGTGTTTAGCTGAGCAAATTGGGAAGGCGGCGGAAGAAAAAAATTGGAATATTGTTGACAAGATTTGTCAATGGGCTGATATTCCTTTTGTTCCAGAAGAATGGCAGAAAATGTATGATGCTCACGGAAAAGATGCTTTTGGAATGTATGCGGCCATATTTAGAGAACGACCTTATAATACGTTAGATTGGGGAATGTATAATGAAGTTTACTTACAAATAAGAGATGAAGAAAGGGTTGAAGATGCTTTACCTACTATAACAGAACATAGGAAAAAGTAGCTACGACAAAAGTGGGGAATGAATTATGATGATTAGGATTTAGAATATTTAGAAAATTTGCACCAAGGATTGATTAGTTCTCAAAATATTGTTGGTGCTTTAAATGAAGACCAAGCTTTAAAGCTATGTAAAATTTCTTTAATTATTGAAGAAAAAATACGCAGCGGCCTTGATTTTTCTAAGGATTTAAAGGCTTATGATGACCTTTCTAAGCTTGCTAATTTGACTCCAAAGGTGGTTAAAGAAGCTAATGACTTTAATTCTGTTGGAGAAATATTTGCTTATTTAGAAAAGAAAGGCTGGGTTAATGAATACTATGATGATGTTATTAGAGATGAAGTGGATTTAACACTAAAAGATATTAAGTATTGGCTTCAATATCTTTATGTTAATGAAACAGGTATTGCTGAGGAGATTGAAGAGAGAATTAAAAATCTGAAATTAAGTGCTGAACTTTCTGGAGAAAAATTCGATGAGACCGATTTTAGAGACTACATGAAACAGCAAGAGTCAGTAAACCACGCTCTTGAAGCGGAAGAATTTAAAGCGGAGTTGTAATAATATGAGTATTATAATGCCAGAAACAATACTTAATACCATTCATTTTGTTGTTCAGAAAACATCTGCAGAATTTTATCGAGATGGAATTCAACTTGAAAAAAATGCAATTATTTCAGCAAGAAGAATTAACAAGAATAGAAGTTTATACGAGAAAATTTGTCATATGTGGAGTATTTATCCAGACCTCTACATAAAAATAATTACTCCTATAGACTCAAAATTTAAATTAAATTTTTTCTAGGTCATATTTTTAAGAGTTTGTATGAGGCATGGACGAATTTTGACAATCGCCCCACGTGCGTCGGGCAAGAGCTTTATTTGTATATTGGCCTTATATTTAATTTGTATTTTTAGACCTGGTAGCCATGTCTTTATTTGTTCGCCTGGTAAACAGCAATCAGCAAAAATTGCTTAGCAGAAATTTAAATAGCTATTTGAATTACTACCTTTATTAAAAGCAGAGCTGGTGGGAGAAGGCAATTGGGGTAGTGATTATATTAAATTAACTTTTAGAAATAAGTCGTTATTAGATGTAATGACACCTTTAAATTCTACTCGTGGTAATAGAGCTACAGCAGGAATTATAGACGAGTTTAGAGATCATAATGCAAGTGATATTAGTGAAATTATATTGCCATTATTAAATGTAGATAGACCGATGGCAAATCAAGACAAGAATCCATATGAACCTCAACAAGTTCAAATGTGGATTTCATCTGCTTCAGAAAAAAATACTTTTGCTTATGATAAAACAATTGAAATGTTAGAATTATCAATTATTAATCCTTCTAATTGTTTTATTTGGGGCTTTGACTATAAAATTCCAATAAAAACAGGATTATTATCTAAGGACTTCTTAAATGAAATGAAAATGTCTTCAACTTTTTCAGAGGCAGGCTTTGCAAAAGAATATATGAGCCGCTTTGTTGGAAGTTCTGATGAATCTTGGTTTGATTACGAAAAATTTTTAAGTTGTAGAAAAATTGTAAATCCAGAAACGAAGGAAACTATTAGAGAAGGAATAGAGTCTTATTACATTATTTCAGTGGATGTTGGACATGAAAATTGTCAATCTATAGCAACTGTTTTAAAAGTTTTTCCTAATAATGATAAATATTATTGCAATTTAGTTAATCTTTATAGTTTGGGAAAAACAAATGCTGAAAAAGTTTTTACAAATCAAGCAAAAGAATTAAAGAGATTAATTCAAGCTTTTAATCCAAAAGAAGCCGTAATAGATATCAATGGATTAGGCATCGGATTAGCAGACGACATGATAAAAGAAACATGGGACGCAGAAAACAATATAATGTTGCCTGCATATGGCTTCTTTAATCGTGATGAATATGAAGAAAGACAGCCGAAAGGTTGTCAAAAAATTCTTTTTGGAATGAAAGCCTCTGGTAATTTAAACAGTGAAATCCATTCTGCTTTATACTCTAAAATTTACTCAGGTTGCGTTAGATTCCTTATTTCTGAATCTGATGCAAGTAATAAATTAATGAGTACTAAGGTCGGACAAAGAATGAGCCCAGAAAAGAAAATTGCCAGATTAATGCCGCATGAGATGACATCCATGCTTATTAATGAAATTATGAATTTAAGAGTTAAGCCCGCAGGTGAAAATAATGCCATTAAAGTAGAGAGAATTAATTCTCGTATTCAAAAAGATAAATTTTCTGCTTTAGAATATGGCGTTTGGAGAATGGTTCAGTTAGAAAATGAACACATGGCCAGTCGCCGCAATCGAGGTTTAGGTCGTAAATTAACTTTCTATAGAAAAGGGAGGTGAAGTTCATAAATGATAGAGCAAATTAACTTATCGGATTCAGAGCAAAAGAAATTAAAAGAATTAAAAGAGGAACGAATTACAGAATTTAAAAAAGCTTTTAAAGATATGATAGCAACCTCACGGGCGGCCTATCAAAAAACAGATGCAAAATTCATTAGAGAAAGACATTTAAATTATTCTAAGGAAGAAATTAATAGAATTGTTCAAAATGGCGACCCAATTAGCAGGGCGGCCTTATCAGAATTTTTCTTTGCTACTAATGGACTCTATAAACGTATCATTTTACATTATGCTACTTTCTTAACTTATTCTTGGATTTTAGTTCCATATGTTAAAAATAGACGATATAAGATTACTGAAAAGAAAATTGCTGATGCTTATTATGACGCTTCGGAATTTTGTACTAATTTTCAAATTGATAGAAAATGTGCGTTATTTGCAAGAGACATTCTTGTTAAAGGAGCTTATTATGGATTACTTCATGATAATGGCAACAATATTGTAATTCAAGATTTACCTTTTGATTATTGCCGCAGTCGCTTTAAGAATGAGCAAGATATTGATATTGTTGAATTTAATATGGCTTTCTTTGATACAATTAGAGATGAGCAATTAAGAAAAGAAATTCTTGCTACTTATCCAAAAGTTGTACAAAAAGGCTATTATAAATTTAAATATCATGACGGCCCAAAATGGTTGTTTCTTCCTGCTGAAATGGGAATTTATTTCTGCTATTTTGATGAGAGACCATTTTTCTTAGATTTACTGCCGCTACTTGATGACCTTGATGATTACAAAGAAATTGATAAGGAAAGAAATCTCCAAGCTTTAAAAAGAATCTTAGTTCAACAAGTGCCGCACGATGGCATGAAGCTTGTATTTGAGCCTGACGAAGCAGAAGAAATGCACGAAGGTGCACTTAACATGATGGCTGGAAATTCTGATATTGATGTACTTACTACTTATACAAACGTTAGTTTACTTGATATGAGCAGTGATGACGATGAAAAGACAGAAGTTGAAGATGTACAAGATTTAATTTACCAATCTGCTGGTGTTTCTAAAGAGTTATTCTCTGCAACAACAGATGCTGGTATTCAGTATTCTCTTAATAATGACTTGGCAATGATGATGATATTAGGACAAC